CGGTTGCGCCCTGGCTGATCGGCCGCACGCTGCGCAATATCCTGGTCGACGTCACCGGCAACACCCACCGCAGCGAGTTCTGCATCGACAAGCTGTACTCGCCCGACGGCCCGGCCGGCCGCCTCGGCCTGCTGGAGCTGCGCGCCTTCGAGATGCCGCCGCATGCGCGCATGAGCCTGGCCCAGCTGAAGCGCGACGTCATAAATCGGAACCGAAAATGTCATAAATGGCGCGTAGTCGGCTTTTCGCTGGCGGCAAAGGAATAGCCATACAAGCAACACTACACGTCGATGACGTAGCTCGGAAATGTCGGAGCCGGGCCGGTGATCTGGCCACCGCGCACATAAACGCGCGCCCCTGGGGTAGCGGCCAGACCGTTCAGCGCGGCGCGGACCGAGCCGCCGGTGACGAGGCTTACCACGGCGGTTCCGTCGCCGAAAACAGCCTGCACTTCGCCCGGCGTCACCGCGCCTGGTGCGGTCAGATCGGCGAACTGCGCAGCCGGGTTGCGGGCCACCTCGCCGAAGCCGACCCGCTGGCGAACACTGATCTGCCGGCCCGAAATCGTCGCGGCGACTGATAGGGCGGTGGCAACTGCCAGGCCAGTGTCGCCGCCCAGGTTGATCTGCACCAGGTCGCCCAGGTTGATGAGCGCGAAATCGCCCGCCGCAGGCCCCATAGGCATCTCCAGTGACGCGATGGGCGGCTGCCTGTACTCCCGCGCCAGGATGCGCTCCCCGGCTGCCTGCGCGGCCACCACGGCGGTGATGAGCGGGTCTGAATAGGTTGCAGCCAGTCGGTCGCCGGCCGTTGCTGCAATCCGCACGCTGGCCAGGATGCCCTGCACTTCGCCGCCATGCACGATGACGGCGTTGGCCTGCCCGCGATTGGCCAGCGCCAGGCTGCGGTCGAGCTGGAGGATCACAGATTGCCCGACCATACGATCGGGGATGGCGCCGTCCCACTGCCACGGCGGAGTCGAGTAGACCTTGCGAACCGTCCAGCCCAATCCATCGCGCAATGGCTCGGCCATGAGGCCGGCCGCCTGCGCGATAGCGGCAACTGCCTGAGCGGGGGTGCGGCCGCTCTGCGTATATGCCCCGCTCGGCACGACCCAGTCCGGCCCAAGCCAGTCAAGGCTGTAGCCGAAGGGCAACTGCGCGGCCGCGATCTGTTGCGCCAACAAGTCGCCGTTGGCCACAAATGCGCTCGGCTGTACGTGCGGCTCGGAAAGCAGGGCGACCAGCGACCGGCCCGTCACGCGGACGCTGCGCTCACCAAACGCACGGCCCTCGGACCACTGCTCGACCACGAAGCGCCACACGTACCCGTCGATCGCCACCTCGATCTGCGTCGGCGAGCCATCGCCGTCCGGCACCACCGCGTCCAGCGCGGCGCGACCGAGCAGAGTCGCTTGGAGCCCCCACGCCCACGAGTCGACGTCCAGCTCCATCGTGACTGACTGCGCGCGGATCGGCGTGCGTTCGGGGAGTCGCAGCACAACGATGTCATGCACCACGATGTAGACCCTTCTGGACGGCTGAGGCGGAGGCCCCGGCGGCTGGCAAACGCGCCCGAGCTGAATCAGCACCGGCTGCGCGCCGTCGAATGGACACCACAGCGAAAGATCGCCGGTGGGCACGTACACGCCAGGCGGCGGCGGCGCCGGCGGCGGATAGACCGGCTTCGGCCAGACTCGACCGATCATCAGCGCCACATCCCACGGGATTGCGCGCCGCTGTTGACGGCGCAGTGGGTCCATGCGCCAGCCGGCAACCGCACCCCCGTCCAAAGCGCCGGGCAGCGCCCACGGAACGTAGGTCGGCCGCCGCCGTGGCGGCGGGTACACAAACCCAGACCATCGTGCGTCGGCCAAAGCAGCCGCCGGCTCCCATCGCACCGAGGGGGCGGCACCCCTCTCCGGCGGCGAGCTGTATCCGACAAGAGTTGCCCGAAATGAGCCAGGCTGTCCCCTGTCGATCCGTATGCCGCGAGCACTGAGCCGCGGCGCCGGCCTCCCCCAACGAGGCCTCGTGCGTCCGGACCGTCGTAACGGCTCCGCATTGGCTGCCCAGACGCGCCGCCTCACGACCGCAGACGGCTCCCAGACGGCCGCCGCCATCGCGCGCCGCACCGGCGCCTGCGCAAACGGACTGCGCGCCGCGAGCTGAGGCCCGCGGAACACCAGCACGTCGTAGATCAGTTGCGCTTGCGCGGTCAGCGCCGGAAGAACCACCTCGATCGCCAGCAGCCCGCTCGGAGCCAGCCTCAGCTCTGCCTGTAGCGCCGCAAGCGTCGCCTCGATCGAGACCTGATAGCTGTCCCCAACAACCGGCGCGCGGCCAAGCGGCAAGTTCGCCGTGCCGTCGACCTGAAACTCGAGCGCCAGATTGACGTTGGTCGCCATGCATCACGGCTCGATCAGGCGCGCGAAGTCCACATAGAGCAGCCCCCCCGCGATCACCGGATAGGGCGAGATCTGCGCCACGGCGCCAGATCCGACTGCGCCGGCGCTGCCGTCAAACAGCGCGACGTTGGCGGAGGACAGTAGCCGGAAGAAGTTGGGCGGGCCGCTCCCCAGCGCGATGACCTGCTCCACCGGCCCCAGTGTCAGCGTACCGGCCGCCACCGCGCCCGAAGGCGAGGGCAGCACGTACTCCGCGACGAGCAGTTGATCTGTGATCGCGCCCAGATCGGCAGGCACAGTGCCCACGTACAGACGCAGCTTGCCGCCAGACAGAGCGTCGCGGTTGGCCTGTGCGCGCAAGTTACGCATGGACACCGAAGCCGCGAAAAAGCTCACGAGGCCACCACCAGCTTGGCCTCGGGGTCAAGCGCACGCGCCTCATCGACTCCGACGACCAGGTACTCACGCACCCGCAGCCGCTCAAAGCTGTATGCCCCGCTGGCCTCGCTCACTTGGCTCGATAGAGCGCGCAACGACGGCCAGGCGATGAGCACCACTTGCTTGCGCGCCGGCTGGCCCTGCTGCGTCACGACTCCGCTGATCGAGCCCGGCCCACCGTGCTCGACATCCAGCGCAACCAAGGGACCCTCGATCACAACGGCAGGCATTACCACGGCCCCACAATGTCGAACACGCCGCCTAGTTGTCCCGAGCCAACGCCCGACCTATCCATGCAGATCGCCAAGCCGGGGTAACCGTCGGCCGCAGCCAGCACTTGGCCGCACGCAAACACGCCGCCTGTGCTGCTGCCATGCACCGAGCGCCTGAAGCCGCGCACCACGCCCCGCATTCGTGTTGCAGATTCCATCACCACACTGGGCCGCACAATCAACCCCGAGTTTGGCTGGTTGGGGTACTCCACCGACAACGACCCATCATCGAAACCGCCAACCTGCACCGACCCGCCCAGCCCTGACGATGCACGCGGCAGGTACACGCCTAGGGTGTTGGGCTGAAGCACGCCGTGTGGGTTACCCGGACCAGACGACTGGTTCTCCCCACTGATCAGGCACCTGTATGCGTCCGCCGAGTTGAATGCACCGATGTCCCCGAAGGCCCACTCGCTTGGGAAGCCGGCCCCAAAGGCTCGAGCCGAGCAAAAAAACCCGGCCGGGTCTGCTACCAACGCCCATTGGCGGACCACCGTGTCGGCCGTGTTGGACTTCCAAAAAGACAGCCCGCCACTGACCTGCGCGTCGGTCGGAAAAGGGCCGGTGCCGGTGTTGATGTCGGACATCGTTTCAAAGCCGCGCGCGCGGCCGGCGCGGGCATTGGCAGAGTCGTCAACGCGCAGGAAAAACCGTGTGCTGGAAACATCCGTTGGCCTGTATACCGCCACGTTGCCAGCGCCGAAAGCTTTCTCCCATCCGTTGCCCGGGGTCCGGCAGGTAATGCTGCCTGTCGCCGTCTGATTGGCAACGCCAGGCGCGGCAAATGTGACGGTGTTGCCAGCCACCGACAGCGCCCGCTTTTCGCCGTTGAGCGCGCTTGGAGTGGCGCCCGCGACGTCGATAACCTGATGGGTCAGCCAACCAAACGCCGAGCTAAATGTCAACGTGGCCACCTCGCCCGCAACAACCAGCGACGTGGCGGTCCGCAAGTTAAATCCGTTGACAAGGCACGCATCGAGCAGCGCGATCGCGTCGCCAGCCACGCCGCGCAGTTGCGGCGCGCCGCCCATGTCATGTCGGTACCAGTGCACAGGCAGTGTCATCGTCGGTCCTCAGCTTGCGTTGCCGCGCACTTGCACGCGGAATTTGTCTGCGCCCACGCTGGGCGGCCCCTGGAGCACCGTGCGCGCAAACCACAGCGGGTAGTTGCTCGCGGCGGTGTTGAATCGCAGCACGTTGCCGCTCGCCCAGCCCGCGCCCCAGCCCAGCGCGCGCAGTGTGAAGTACGGTTGCCCGGTCACCGGATTGATCGGCGCAATGTCGGCGACGATCGGCAGCGTGCCCAGGTCGCCCGAGTACTCGCCCACCACCCGCACCGTAGTCGTGTTGACGAAGATGAGCGCCCAGCGCTCTTGTATGGCGCCGGCGTTGCTCACCTCGATCGGGTAGATCGCCGCGTTGTAGTCGGCCACCGGCGCGCTGCCGATCAGGTCGTCGCTCCACACATTGGTCCAGGTCTGCTGGGCAAACGGCACACCGCCGCGCGCCTGCAGGTCTCCAATCGCCAGCGCGCTGCTGACCAGCGTACTGCCGGACGGGTACGTATGCGTCAGCGGCCGGGCGAAGCGGATCGTCCCGTCGATCTGGACATCCGTCACCAGCACCATGTCCTCGACCCGATGCTCAACCGCCAGTGGTGGCACCATACCCGTGACATTGGTCAGCGTCACCGTCCCGGCGTCTAGGTCGGCCGCATATTGCGACGTTGGCACCTGTGTGCCGTCCTCGTTGCGCACCTCCACTCGGGCCAGGCGCGTGCGGCCGCAATTAATGACCAGGCCGTTGCTCAGCGGCGCCGCCCGTGACGTGACCTGCGTGTTGTGCACGACCGCGACCTCGCCAGGGCGGTAGATCGGCACGCGGCCGTCTTGGGGCAGACGCACCGGGTCCAGGCCCAGCAGGCTGGCAGACAGCGGCAGATAGGTCTGGATCACCGCGTTGTAGCGCATCGTCCCTGCCACCACGAGGTGCGGCCGGAAGACGTTGCTGCCAACCACCAGGCCCGGCAAGAACCAGGGCTGGCCCTCGTTGCCAGCAACGGGCACCATCTGCCCGAACTCCACGCGCACGACGCCCGTGTCCACGTCGACCGTGCCGCGCATCTTCGCGGCGCTGAGCGTGCCGTTCAGGGCTGCTGTCGCGCTGATGGTCTCGCCAGTTTCCGCGCTGACCGCTTGCACAAACACACTGCCCGGTCGCAGCGGCGCCCCTGGCACACGGAACGACACCGAAGACAACTGCTGAGTCTCTGCCTCGCTCACCAGCGCGCGCACCGCGAACGAAGCAGAGCCCGACGGGAAGTTCGTGAGCGTGACCAGCCCGGAGTTGTAGTCGATCGTCCCGGCGAGTGTGCCGGCATCGGTTTGCGCGTCGATGGCACGCACCACGCGGCCATCGCCGCGATCCACGTACTCGTTGCCGCTCAAGTCGATCCGAGCCGACCCTGGCGCGACAGTGTCTCCAACGTCCGGCAGCAGGTCAATCAATAGAGCTGGCGAGTCGGCTTGCTGCGTCCCGGCTGTATTTGCCGCGCTGCTAATCACCCAGGTTGCCGTAACGCTGGCCGACCAGTTGAACGGCAGCGTGGAGACCGTCGCGTTCGGCAGCACAACGATGTTGGCAAACGGGTCGAGCTGCCACGTCTGCGCCTGCTCCACCCGGCGCACTTGCACCACGCCCACGATGCTCACCTGCCCCGACGAGTAGTTGATCGTGCTGCCCGTAGCGCAGTCGCCTGTCAGTGCGCCCGATCCGTCGTCCACCACGCTCACGGGGTAGACCACGCTCCCGGGCAGCAGCGCCACGCCGCTGATGCGAACCGAGCCCGGCCTGACCGGCGCGGTCAGCGTAAAGGTCAGGACGTTGCCCGCGCCGACCGTTGCCGAGATTGCCTGATCCTGCCGCAGCGATCGCTCGAAGCTGATCGTGTACGTCGTGTTCGAGGCCGGCAACGATGCGGGGCGGAACCGCAGCTCTCCCGTCGCGTGCACAACCACCCCGGTCGCATCCCCGCTGACCACGCCCGCCGCGTTGGCTGTCGCGCTCTTTGCGCCGCCGCTCTCCCATGTGATGGCGACGCTGCCCGGTACGATCGACTCGTTCGCCCCGACCGCGATCTGAACCACCACCTCGGCCGGCGTGATGTTCGCGTCGCCCGCGCGTTGCAGGGCCTCCGGGCCGGTGCTCCAGCCGACGATGATGTCGCTGCCTACGTCCGGCAGGGCGCCCAGCGTGACCAGCAACGCGCCCGTCGCGTAGTTGATGGAACCCGCACCGATCGATGGGCTGCTGCCGGCCAGCGTTCCATTGCCCAGGTCACGGAGGCGGTACCACCGGTTGCCGCTCAGGTAGTCCACCACCAGGTTGCCCGGAGCAGGCACCGGGGCCAAGGTTGCCACGTAGTTGTAGCCGCGCGTAGACAGCGTGATCGGCACCGCAATGCTGTTGCGCACCCGCGCCAGGCTCGCCGCCGGTACGAAGGTCGCGCTGACCGTGCCCGTGGTTGCCGCAAGCCCGCTCGCAAAGCGGATCGCCCCGGTCGCGTAGTCAATGGTCGCGTCGTCCACCCCGCTGCGCACCAGCGTCCCGCGTCCGCTGTCCGTCCACACGGTAATACCGAGCTGGATGATCACGCTGCCCGGCATGACCGGCCCGCTCAGGTAGAGCGCCACGGTGCCGCCGGCCTGCTTGCCCGGGTAAGTTCGCGTCAGCGCCGGACCGGCCGCCACCAGCGCCGGGGCTTCGCCGCCGGCGATCGCGTTGACCACCGGCGTCTCGCCCTGCGCGCTCGGCACCAGCGGCGCGGTAATGCTCGTCACCCGCACCGTCAGGTCGTTCGGCGCAGCCGCGTCCACAGTCGGCGAGACGCCGTAGTACCGAGCCGCATCCGCAACCAGCGTCTGCCGCACGCGCGCGGTCGGCGTAATGTCGTCCCGCCGGTTGATCGGAGCCCCCGCAAACGTCACCCGCAGCGGGTCGCTGATCTCGCACGTCACAACGCGGCGCTGAAAACTGCCATTCGCGTCTGTGAATGTGCGGTCCTCAAACTCAACCGCCGTCAGGCGGATGTACTGCTCCTGCTCACCCGCCGTGCCCTCGGCGTTGATGAGCGAGAGCACATCGCCCACCGCCGGCGGGTCTTGAGCGACCGACTGAAACAGCGTGATCGCACGCGCCCCCACGATCTGCGTGTCGTACAGAAAGCCGGGGTACAGCGGACCACGCACCACAAACCGCTCGAGCTGGTCGCGCGCATCCGCTCGGTCGTCCGTCCAGCTCCCGGTCGTGAAGATGACCGCGCTCACGTTCGGGTCGTCCGGCGCGTCGTCAATGATCGCGTGCACGCCCAAGTAGGCGTCGGTGTTGAGGCTGACCACGGCCGGATACGCCTTTCGCAGCGACACACGGCCCACCGTCCGGTCCAGATCGCTCACGTCCGCGAAGAGGTTGTTGCTTTGCCCGTCCACCACCTCGTTGCCGGTGATTCTGCCGCCGCCATCGTCGGCGTCGGTCAGTCGCTCGCTCTTGAGCAGGCGAATGTCTGCATCAGTGATCGGCACCTCTACACCTCCAAGAGTCGGATCGTGGCCACGTAGGCATCCGTGGCCTCCAGGGGCACCAGGAACAGCACCGGCTCAGCCTGCAGCGGCGTGTCCTCGTGCCGGAAAACCACGTCGAACTGCCGTCCGTCATCCAGCGTGAGCTGCATCACAAGCCCGGGCCGCGCGGCTGCGGCGAGCAGCGCCACCACATCCGACCGCGTCACCCATCCGCGGTCTTGCGCGCCGGCCAGCGTGATTGGCCGGCCGGCCTGCTTGACGGCCGCCTCCACCACAAGAGCACCGTCAAGCGAGTAGCTGCCCGTCTGCACCACCGGCTGCCAGGCGAACTCGTCGGTCCACTGCATGTGGCCGCTCAGCGTCACGCTGGCGGCCTGCGGAATCGTCAAGACGTGCTGCGACATCAGAACCCCGTCGAAAAGCGCGCGCCCGCTCGGCGAAGCACATCGAGCAGGCGCTGCACGAAAGAGCCGTCCTCGAACAGCGCCTCCGTGCTGCCCACTTGACCGCCCACCTCGAAGACCACCCGCACGGTGCTGCTCGGGGTGGCCTGGGTCGGCACCGGCCCGCCCGTCCCCGGCGTTGCGGCACGGCTTGGCTGGGTCGGCTGCGACTGGCGGCCCGCGAGGCCCTGCGTCACCAGGCCGGCCAGCGCCTGGTTATCGCGCTCGAGCCGGACCAGCAGGTCGGTCAAGTCCTGAGAGATCTGGCCGCCGCCCAATCCGGCCGCGCGCGAGCCCTGCTCAATCGACGCGCGGAAGTCCTGGATGCGCAGCTGGTTGCGCGCAAACTGCTGAGCGTTTGCATCCCCCAGCGCAGCAGCGCCGAACGCGTTGCGGATGATCTCGTTGATCTGCAGTCGCGCCTGCTCCTCTGTGCGCCCGGCCGCGTTGACGCGCTGGCCAGCCGTGTCGAGCGAAAACCCCTGCACGTCGGTCCTGAGCCGCGTCATGCGCTCCTGCAGCACGGCGGCCTCCTCTTGGCTGATCCGCAGCTGCTCCGCAAGCTGCGCGATCTTGCGTGCGGTGTCGTCCGCCGCGCGGCCGACCTCCGTCACGCTCTGCGCGATGCTGCGCGCCGCGCCCGCGCCTTGCTCGCCGGTGGCGCGCGCCGCCTCGGCCACCTTCTGCCAGCTCGGCACCAGCCCGAGCACGGCGGCCTGCTGCTCCAGGAACGCCCTGCGAGTCTCGCCAAACGCCTTGACCTGCGCCTCCGCGTAGCGATCAAAGCCCGACTGCAGATCGGCCAGCGGCACGCGACCCTGCCGCAGCACCTCGAACGCCTCGCGCGCCGCGTCCGCGCTTTTGGCCAGCTCCGCCTGCGAGGTCACGCCGAGCGCGCGATACGCCTCCGCCACGCTGTTGATGCCGGGCGTCAGCTCGTCCGTGCGCGCCTTGATCTTGACCAGCGCGTTGGAGACCTGCTCGCCGCTCAACTCCCCGGCCTGCCCCAGTGCCTGCACGCGCGCCACGAGCGCATCCAACTCGGCACGGTTGCTCGCTCGCGAGGTCAGCGTGTCGAACGTGGCCGCGAGCGCCGCGCCGGTGTCGATGCCCTGCGTGCGCAGCGTGTCGAGCGACTGGACCAGCGTCGAGAGCGCCTCCAGGTTGTCGCCGAAACCTTTCGTGACGATCGCCGAGAACCGCGCGAAGTCCTGTCCCAGCGCCTTGGCGGCCCCGGCCGCCACGGTGTTGAGCGCGCTGGAAAACTGGTCCGCGCTGATCTTGCCGGCCGCAAACGCGCTCTCGGCCTCCACCCTCAGCCGCGCAAGCTGCTCAACCGAGAGTTTGTCGAGGTCTGCGCCGGCTTTGGCCGCCGCCGCGCCCACCTGCGCGACCCCGGCCGCCGCGGCCTGCCCGGCCGAGCCCACCGGCGCCAGCGCACCGGCCAGCAGCGGAAACTCCTTTGCCAGAGCAGAAACCTTCTGCGCCTCGCTCGTCGCAGCCGTGCCGACCGCGCCGAGTGCTTGCACCGCAGGCGCCACATCCTGCCCGGCGTCAGCGAACTGCTGGCGGAAAATCTCGCGCGCCTGGCCAATGCGTTGCTGGTAGCGCGCGATGGCCTGGTCGATGGTGTCGCTCGTGAAGATCGCCGCAAAGCTCTCCCACGACAGGCGACCGACCTCGATCGCCTCAACAATGCCGCGCACCATCGCCACGCCGGCCTGGCGCACGATCGCGAAGTTGTTGAGAAAAGAGCCGACCTGAAACCCGACGAACGCCGCCTGCAGCAAGGAGACAGCCCGGCCGAGCACGCCGAACTGCTTTTCGGTCTCCAAAATCTGGTTGCGCAGGCTGCCGAGGGCACTCCCGCCCTGGGCGCTGAAGTTGAGCAACGCTTGCAGCGCGCGCACGCCCAGGAACACGATGATCGCGTTGCCTGCCGCCTCGGCCACCGCCACCAGCGTGCCCGCGTTACGCGCCAGCACATCGAGCGCGCTCGCCGCGCTGGCCGAGAACCCCCGCGTCTGATCCAGCGCGCCAAGCGCCGCGATCCACGAGTTGCGCAGCCGCTCGGCCGCGCGACCCACCGTGTCGGGCAGCGACTCGAACTCCCTGTCGATCGCCTGCCGCTGCTGCTGCAGCGCGCCCACCACCGCGTCGGTCGTCAGCCTGCCCTGCTCAGCCAGCCCGCGCAGCGCGCCCAACGGCACGCCCAGGCCATCCGCCAGCGCGCGCGCGAGCCGCGGCGCCTGCTCGACCACGGAGTTGAACTCTTCGCCGCGCAGCGCGCCGGCCTGCAGGCCCTGCACGAGCTGGCGGATCGCGGCCTCGCTTTCGGCCGCCCCGGCGCCACTGACCTGGATGCTCTTGTTGATGGTCTCCACCAGGCCGAGCACCTGCTGGTTGCTCAGACCCAGCTCGCGCCCATTGGCCGCGATGCGCGTGTAGAGGGTGGCCGTGGCGTCGAGAGACGAGTTTGTCCGCTGCGCCACATCGAGCACAGACTGCAGGCCGGCGCGCGCCGCCTCGGTGCTGCCCTCCGTGAGTCTGAGCCGCGCGAGGATGTTGCTGTACTGATCGGCGATCTGCGCCAGGCTCTGCGCGGTGACGGTGAGGCCCGCTGCGGCAAAGGCCGCCTGCAGCCGGCCGCCCACGCCCTCCAGCCCGCCCGAAAATCGCTGCGTCTCGGCGCTCGCGTCCGCAAATGCCCGCTGGGCCTGTTTGCCGGCCGTCTGAGCCGCGTTGCCGGCGGCGGTGGACTGCTGCGCCACCGCGCGCAGATCGGCCGCCAGGCGGCCCTGCTGGGCCTGTACGTCGGCCGTCTGCTGGCGCACCCGCGTCTGCGCGGCCGCCAACTGGTCGCTGGCAATGCCGGCGGCGCTCAGTTGCCCGCGCAGCTCCTGCAGCGCGCGCTGCTGCTGCTGGTACGCATCGGAGGCGTTGCGCACCGCCGTGCGCGCCGCCTCCATGTCCGCCACCTGGCGGCGCGACGGCGCCTCGGTCGCCGCCAGCGCGCGGCCGAGCTCTTGCGCGCGCTGCTGCGCCTGCTGGTAGGCGCGGGCCGACGCCTCGGCCTCGGTCTTCGACCGCCGGAACGACTCGATCAGCCCCTGCTCCGCCCCCAGCCGCTGGAGCTGCTGACCCAGCTCGGCGGCGCGCTGGCGAAACTGCGCCGTCGCCGCGCCGCTCTTGTCCAGCTCGCTCAGCAGCGCCTGGATGTTGTCCAGGCCCCGCGAGGCGATATCGAGCTTGACGCCGACCGAATACGTGGTCATGGCTGCGCTTGTCCGTGCCGTTCAAAAAAACGGCGGGCCAGGCCCGCCGTAACCTCACCACCGTGAGGAGGAGACAACCTGTCAGCCTGCGCTAGCTCGCTTGCCGCACGCGCAGGAACTTGCTGATGCCGGCGCCGGTCTTGGTCGGGTCGCTGATCAGCGTGGCCTCGATCTCGAGCTGACCAAACTCCTCGGAAATGAACTGCACATCGCTTGGGGGTCCCAGCTTGACGCGCCACAGGTCGAGGTTGACGAACGTGTTGCTGTCCGCCTCGTTAACGCCCTCGAACAGCATTTCGAGTTCCGGGGCCGATGCGATCAGGCCCTCGATGGTGTCGTAGGCCGCATAGGTGTAGTTGAAGCGGATTGCCTGTCCATCGGTCATGGCCGAGTTGGGCGTGATCCAGATGCCGCCGCCGCGCACCTCGTAATCGGTGTTGTTGACGTACGTGACGGTGCCGGCCTGGTTCTGGACCGTGACCACGGTCGGATTCGGGTGCACCGTCTTGCTCAGGCCGCCGCGATACGCGACGGACGCCTCGTTGACCACCGTGCCGCCGGTCGTGACCGTCACGCCACCGAACAGCACCTCGCGCAGGTTGCGCGGCGAGAAGTCCAGCCAAGTGAAGCTGCAGGTCGCGTTGTTGATCCGCTTGATGGAGGCGTACACGCCGCCGCCGCCCTTGGTGAAGTCGGTCTGCTCGCGCGCGTCCTCCTCGTAACTGACCGAGAGGTTGGAGCAGTTGCCCACCTCGCGCAGTGCCTCGGCCACGCCGTAGCGTCGGGCGTAGACCTTGCCCACGCCGGCATACGGCTTGACGATCGTGTTAAGTGCCATCGCTCAGTCTCCAGTGCAGCTCATGCCGCCGTTGCCAGTACCACGCGCGCATCCACCTCGAACTGCAGCGGGTAGAGCGCAAACTTGTTGCCGTACGAGGGCGCCGGCCCGGTGACCCGCAGCAGCTCGCCCGATGCCGCCGCCGGCTTGTAGCCGAGCAGCGCACCCATCATCTTGCGCAGCAGCGGCCCGGCCTGGCGGTGGCTGTCTCCCACCGCGTCGCTGCCCGGCCGCACGTTGCGCACCGCCAGCACCGCAAACCACACCTGCCGGCACTTCACTGCGCGGCCTGCCGTGCTGCTTGTCACGTTGACGTCGCCGCCGTAGGCCACGTAGGCCATCGGCGAGCGAAGCCGCTCCAGCTCGTCCAGGTCGCCAATCTCCGCCACAGGCAGCACGTCCGTCAGCTCGGGCACCTGCTCGCGCAGACGCTCGATGATCTGCCGACCCACGGCCAGCCAGTCGTCCGACAGGACCATCAGTAACACCCGTGGTCATACGTCTCACGAGCAAACACCTTGCTGCCGGTGACAATCTCCACCGTGTTGCCCGCTGCCGGCGGCTCGCTGCCGGTCGCGTCCACGCCCAACCGCACGCTGCCGGCCGCCACCAGGCGAAGAAACTTGATGGCGTCGTCGTACCGCTTGGCCTCAACGCCATCCGTCGCCACGCCGCCGAGGTGATACCGCGCCAGATCAACCGCCACCCGGCGCAACGTGGCCGGCACGGCAGTAAGCGGAAGCGTGTACAGCCCGGCCAGGTAGCCGTCGATCTCGGCCACCGCATCATCCAGCGCGCGCTGCACGCGCACCGTGACCACCGCATCCGTGCGGGGCTCGTCGATGTCCGTGAGCTGCACCAGCTCACGCTCGCCAAAGCGGTCGATGAGGTCCTGCGCGGTCGCGTAGGTCATGGCGCGGCAACGTCAGTGAATGGTGGCGGGCCTACGCCTTCTTGGGCCTCTTGCCGGCGGCCGCCTCGTCGGCGGTCGCCTCCTCGATCGCGTTGGCTTGCTGCAGGTACTCCACCTGCTGCTCGTCGGTCAGCTCGATGATGTCGCCGGGCGAGTAGCGCTTGCCGTCGTGGTCGATGTTCGTGAGTGCCTTGTACTTGCTCATGTGTGCTCCGCCTTGTGCGTGTAGAGACTTCAGCTCGATCAGGCGACGGCGTTCTCGAAGTAGTAGCCGAGCGCGTTGGCGCTGACAACCTCCTTGACGCGCTCCATCACGCGCACCGTCTGTCCGCCGCTGATGCCGCGCTTGTCGTCGCTGATCAGACCGACCATGACGCCGGTGCGTTCGGCGGTGAACCCGAAGGTCGTGCCGGCCTGCGGGCCGGCGGCCCGGTCGCGGTACATGAACGCCGCGTGGTTGCCCCACACCCGCGCCAGCGATGCCGTCTGACCCGGCTTGGCGGTGTTGACGAACCCCGCCCCCACGTACACCGCCTGCACCTCCAGCACCTCAGCCATCATCTGGCGGGTGACGAGCTGGCCGCTCTGGTTGCTGCCGAACACGGCGCTCACGACGCGCGGGTGATTGCGCAGCCGCGTCCACACGCGTTGGCCAAACACCGCGACGTTGGGCCGCATGACCGGGATGTCGAGCGCGTTGAGGATCGCGGTGACCGGGTCGCTGTTGGTGTAGTCGGACCACTGGCTGGTACCGCTGAGCGCCGTGCGGTTCCCCAGAGGATAGGTGGCCTGCGCAAACACGAGGTTGGCCGCACGCACTTCGCGGCCGAGCCGCAGCAGCCCGGTCAGGTAGGTCGTGGCGGCACCCAGCGGATCGAGGCCCTGGTTGTCGTCGTCGATGTCCTGATTGGGCACGAAGTCGTCGATCGCGTAGTCCAGCACCGTGTCGGCGATCTCGGTGCCCCGGAACTCGACCTCATTCGGGTAGCTCTTCCGCCCGACCTTGAGATCCGGCACCGAGTAGCCCTGCGCGAGGTCCCAGTTTAGGTACTTGAACGATGCGCTGGCCGGCGTGCGCGGCAGCACGTCGTCGGCGATCAGCGCAACATCGGGGTTGCGATAGAGCGCCGCGACGGCGGTCAGCTCGGCGTTGACAGGAAACGGGCGAATCGCCATTGATGCTCTCCGGTGTCGGTCGTTGTGTGGCTGGCTGGCGTCAGCCCTGGATGCGGCTCGGTGCCACGAGCACCGGGATGATGTCGCCGGACACGCCGCTCTGCAGCGCCATGCCGATCACGTTGTTGTTGGTGCCAGCGGCCGGCGCGGCCGCCACGCCCTGACCGGTCGCGTTGCTGGTCAGGTAGGCGCCACGGGTGACGGTGCCGCCGATCTGCACGTCGGCGATGCCGGTCATGACCACGTCGCAGCGCTCACCGAGCGCCGGCGCCACACCTTCGACCACGCCGATCATCTGACTGGTCACCGCGCTGGCCTGAACGACGTTGTCGTCGCTCGCGCCGAACGTCACGATGCGGTTGGCGTTGATCGCGGCCTCGGCCACGAAGCTGCGTACTGCTACAAGCTGACCCATGTGTCGCTCCTTGGCGCTGTGGGGTGTCGGTCGGGTTGCGTGCGGCCGCCGGCGTCAGGCCGCGCGCTTGACGTGCGCCACCGCCACGTGCGGCTGCACCGTGAAGCCCAGCGCGGCCTGGTCGGCGATGTATTTGGCAGCCTTCTGGCGCAGCGCCTCGGCGTCGGCGACGTCGTTGCGCTCTTCGCCCTTGCCACCGGTCTGCGTGCCCTTGAGCGCCGCAATGGCCGGCGCGGACTCCACGTAGCCCTTGAGCGCCTCGGGCGTCAGGGTGCGCGCCCAGGTCTCTTGCGCGGGCAGGAGCTTGCCGCTGGCGAGCGCGCTGGCGATCAGCTCGTCCTGCTCGCGCCTGGCGGTGGCCGCGCGCAGCGTCGCAACCTCGTTCTGCAGCGCCTTGATGGCGTCGTTGCCGGCGCCGGCCGTGCTCTTGAGCGAGGCGACTTGCGTTTCCAGTTCGGTCGAGCGGGCGGCGGCGGCGCTCAGCGCGTCGATGGCAGCCAGCGCCTGGTCCTCGGTGGATTCGGCCGCGAGCTTGAGCGCGGCCACGATGCGTTTGAGCAAGTCCATTGCAGTCCTCGTGTGGAGTCGGCGGGGGTCGTCGTTACGCGCCGCCAGCGCGTCGGTAAGGGGGGGCAGCATGTCCAGACCGGGCACGTTGACCAGCGCGGCATGCAGGACATCGACCACGGCGCCGGACTTGTCGGCCACCAGCACCGGCGACACGTAGCGGTACTCACCGGCGGCCAGCATGGCCTGCGCGCGCTCGGTCCAGCGCACGTCAACGGCAAACAGGCCCACGCCATCGCGCCACTCGACACTGCGCGCCCATCCAGCAGCAGGCGCCGGCAGCCCGTTGTCTGCGCTGAGCATCGTCTGGTGCTCGTAGTCGATCACGAACTCATTGCCCCGCGCGTTGATAGCCTGCGCCACGAGCCGGCCTTGAGCGTCGGAGAGCGACCACTTTTTGCCGGCGCCAGGCCGGCCATCGGATGCCGCGAACTCACCCGCCGGCAGCAACTGCACGGACGAGATTTCGCCGGCCCGCAGAGCGCAGGCCACGGCAACGAGTGACAGCAGATGCTGGTGCATGGGGCGCACTGTGCCGCCCCGGCGGCATCGTCGCTACGTGAACCAATTAGACGCGGCGCGGGTGCAAGTGCCCCGGAAGGCCGGTGCGCGCCATCGCGCGGTCAGCGTGGCGCGGTCAGCGTGGCGCGGTCAGGCCAGCTCGCCAAGCCAGCGGTCGATCGCCGCGAGCAGATCGGCCTCGTCTTGCGGGCCAAGGGTGCCCGCGACCGCGTCGGCCGTGAGCATGCCACGGCGCGGCATCCACAGCACGCCGCCGCGTTTGGTGCCGGTCTCGTGGTACAGCGCGTAGGGCCGCGCAAAGCCCACGGTGACGCTGCTGCCGCTCACGCTGCTTGACAGGCTGGCGAGCATCAGGCCCGTTCGCACGAGCAGCGAGCCCTGCCGCGCCTTGCCGTCGGCCTTGGCGTAGCGCGCGCGCGTGCTCGCCGCCAGCGGCATCCACGCCCGCCCGAGCGGATCTGCTTTGGTCTGCAGCCGCTCCTGCACGTTGCCTTCGAGCACCACGCCAATGCGCTCCAGCAGCTCGCGCGGTCGCTCCACGCCGCCCTGCAGGCGTTGCAGGGCCGCGCGCAGCTCGGCCGAGCCGGTAACGGTGATGCTGATCGCGTCGGCCATGCCTACGAGTCCTCCGGCGGCCGCAACGCGTCGCGCACGGCCGCCTCGCGCGAGCCCGGCGGCAACCAGCGCGCGGCATCGTTGACCAGGCCGGGCAGGTTGTCGCCCGCCGCGCGGCCCGCGTTGTAGCCAAAGCCGGGGTCGATGCCGGCCGGCACGTTGACGACCTCGCCCGTCTGACGGTTGCGCCACGGCACCATCACCACCGGCGGCGCGTCGGTGCGCACCGGCATGCCGGCGCGGCGAAGGCGTTGCAGTTGCTCGGGTGTCACCGCGTAGGCCACGCAGCGGCAGCGCCAGCCGTTGGGCGGGTAGTGCGTGCGCCAGAACGGATGACCGGGCGGCAACGCCACCCCGTCCCAGGCTTTGTGCGACTGGCGCACGCGCTCGTCGCGCATGGTGCGGTAGTAGATGAGCGTGCCGGCCTCCGCCGTGCGCTCGATGCGCTGCCAGCGGCCCGCCGCGTAGCTCTGTCGCAGGTTGACGTCGTAGATCAGGCGCAGTCGAGACGCGTCGAATGTCGTGCGCGCAATCTGCCCCGTGCTGGGGTCGATGACCTCGCGCGTGCCCCACCAGCCGGCCTCGGCCAGCCGCGGGCGTAGCGCGCGCACGAACTCGCTCAACGGCGTGCCCTGCTCGATCGCGCGGTCCAACTCGTCGCGCACGAACTTGAGCAGATCCAGCCGCAGCAGCTTGGCGACCGTGAAGGCGCGCGCATGCTCCTCTTGCCACAGGTCCTGCCACGCGAACGTCGTGAGCAGCTCGCGGCGGCGGAACGCCGCGATCGCCTCGCGCGGCGCGAGGATCGCGAACACCAGTGCGGCCGGGATCGCAGTCGGCACGGCCGATCAGTCCGAAAAGTGCCGCGCGTACACCCGGCCGAGGATCTCGACCTGCCGCTCGCTCATCCAGCTCGTGCGCTGGCCGTGCGCGCTGTACACCCACAGGTCGCTGACAAAGCCCTGCTCCCAGTCGGTCAGGTCGTGCGTCTCGCACAGCGCGTGCAGCCGCTCCAGCTTGGCGCCGAGCGAACGCGCCATCAGGCCACCCGCTCGCGCAGCGGGCCGCTGAGCAGCCGCGCATGCAGCCCGACAAAGGCCCTGCGCACGGCGGCGCGGCTGCTGTAGCGCTCGCTGCCATCCGCACGGATGCGGTTGTTGCGGCCATACAGCCGCCAGTACCAGCGGCCGTCGCGGCCAAGAAAATAGACGACGGTCACGGATCGCCTACCCGCTGACGCCGTGCAGCCACGGCTTGATGATCTGCCACAGCCAGGGCAGTCCGATCAACAGCCAAGCCGCCAGCGCGGCACCGGCTAAGGCGGCAATCGCCAGTACGGCCGCCAAGGCACGCTCAAGGTCGCGTGATCCCCACATAATCACTCCCGTCGGTCGAGATCGAGGTCGGCCTCGCCCGCCAGGCGAGCAAAGAAGGCGGCGCGGGCCAGCGTCTCCGCAATCTGGTCCACGCTCATTGCGGGCAGCGCCGTGATCAGCGCGGCCTTGGCGTCGGCCAGCGTGCCGCCGCGCGCCGCCAGTGTGGCGAGCTCGCGCTCCAGCGGCGCAATCACCTGCAGCAGCGCGGGCTCCCACGTGCCGGCGGCAGCATCGGCCAGATCGTCCAGCGCGTCGCGCGGTCCTGCACCGGCGCGCCGCGCCGCGAGCGCCTGCCGCATGCCGGCCGGCGCATCCTCGGCGTCGTCCTCGATCGCGTCGTCGGCGCGATCGTCGGCCGACTCATCCGCCGCGTCGTCGCCGGCATCGCCCTGCGCGCCGCGCCCAAACGCGCCGGCACTCGGCGTCGCCACGGCCACACCACGCAGCGTCGCCTCGCCGTCCACCGGCTCGGGAATCTTGAGCTTACGTTGAACGTAGCTCACCGGGATCTGCACGCCGGCCTGCGCCAGCTTGGGCAGGCTGTCGGCGTAGGCCGCAAGGTCCTCGGCCTCCCCGGTGTCGAACTCGATGCGCGGCACGCGCCGCAGGTCGATCGGACCGCTGTTGAGTGCGAGCAGCGGGTAGCTGATGTCGCGCGTCAGCGTGGCGGCGATCTGCCGGATGTCCGAGTTGCGGATGTCCATCCGCACCTCGTTGTGGACCGTGCCCAGCGCCTGCGTGCCGGTATTGCTCGCCTGCGCGGTCAGTGTCTGGCCCACGATCGCCTTGCTCTCGCTCGCCTCCGCCCACTGGATCATGGCCGCAAACGGATCGTGAGTGCCCTTGGCCGCCTCCGTGAATTCGAGTTGCATCGACTGCGGCATGATGCCGCCGGCGTTGTGCCCAAGGTTGACCACTGCCTGCAGCAGCGTCGCCTTGTCCGCCTCACTGGCGCCGGCCGGGTACTTGCCCATGCGCATCGGCAGTCCGTAGATCTCGAGGAACTCCGCCAGGTCGCGCACCGAGTAGTTCTTGAAGAGGTACGGCCACGCGAGCACGCGGAACAATCCTGCGCGCGCCAGATACCCGCTCTTGGCCCGGTGCACGTGCTGCACCCAGCCAAACGGCCACAACGTGGCGCCCTCGCCGCTGTTGTCGCGCAGGCGCAGCTCGTTGCGGTTGGCCGTGGCGGTGCGAAACCACCGCTGCGGCCGGTGCTCGATGGCCTGCGGCAGCCACCAGCGTCCACTGCGCGCCCACGTGATTTCAAGGCACGCAAAGCCTTTGCCGATCGCATCCGACATATCGAACAGCAGATCGGCCATGTCCGGCAGGCCGGCGTACAGCTCGCGCAGCAGCGCCGCCGCGCTGCGCTCGCGCGCATCCGCATTCGGCGGCTCGACGATCTCCCAGGCGATCGACTGCAGCGCCAGGCGGCGCTTGTTCATCTCGGCGTAGATGTGGGCGTCGCGCTCCTCCATGTCCTCGTAGAGGTCGAACTGGTCATACAGCGTGCCCATCTCCGCGCGCGACAAGATGCCGGCCAGCTTCGCCGGCGTCAGACCCCGCGCCGGGTGCTGCGCGTACTCGCGATGCAGCGTCGTCAGCGCCGCGCTCTGCGTTTCGCGCAGCGCCGCCCGGTCGAGCGGCCGGCCGAACTGGTCAAGGATGCTAGCCATGCTGGTCTCTCATCAGTAGGCGCGCTTGCGCCGCACGGCAACCGTGCCGCCGTCCCAGTCGCCCGCGTCGCCGTCGTCGAAGTCGCTGGCGTGCGGCGCAGCCTCGAATGCGATCTCCCCCGCCTCCATATGCATCGCCCGATGCGCCAGGAACAGGGCAATCGCGTAGTCGCCGTGTCGCGTCACGCGCGCGCCGTCTGCGCCTGCGCGTTGCGTCTTGGCCTTGGGCAGCTTGGGCGTGCCGTCGATCACGCGCAGCGCGCGCAGGTCGTCGCGCTGCTCCATGTCGCGCGGCAGGTCGCACAGCGTGGCGTCCTGGAGCGCGGCCTTGAAGCGCGGCATGTGCTGCAGGTAGTACGAGTCGCTGAACTTGACCTGCTCCACCGACTGCGAGCCGTAGCGCTGCGCCGCGTACTCCGCCAGGGCCGCGCCGTTGCCGCCGGCATCGAGCGCCAGCGCACGCCGGCGACGCACGCCATCGAGCAGCGCGAAAAGGATTTGCTCCTGCGACCGGAAAGGGCAGTTGGACAGCTCCACCGTGACCCGCGGCCGGCACACCAGCTCGCGGTCCTGCCCGAGCAGCACGAACACGCTCAGGTCCGCCAGCCGGCCAAAGTCGCCGCCCAGGGCAAACACCTCGTCAGGCGACAGGATCTCCAGCAGCGGCTTGATGCGCTCGGCAATCCAGCCCTCGATCGCGTAGCGCCGCACGTCTTCCGGCAGCCTGCCAAACGGCTCGTCCCAGGCCCCGCGCACGATGACCGGCAGCCGCGCATCCAGCGCGGCACGCGCGGCCGAGGTGTCGGTGATCACCGTGCACGGCGCCATGCGGCTCTCGATCAGCGCCAGCGGCAGGTAAGCGCCGGCGCCCTGGCTCGGAACGCAATCGAGCTCTTCGGCCGCGGCTTCGCCGTAGGTCTGCCGCACCTCCGCCACCCAGGCCGCCTCGCCCTCGGCGGTCCACTCGATGCGCCGCCGCAGGCACACGCGGCGGTACAGGCCATCGGCCACCGCGTCCGCGAACGTGATGCGGTGCACGCTGGCCTTGTGGCCCCGCTTGCCGGCGCGGATCTCCTCGATCAACTCGGCAAACGCATTCGTCGCGCCGTTGTGCGTGCTGATCACGCGCACGCTGTTGCCCCACATCACCATTGCGAGCGCGGCCTTGAGCAGCTCGCCGAGGTCCTGGTGATACGCGGCCTCGTCGATCACGATGTTGCCCTGCTTGCCGCGCAGATTGCTCGGACGGCTGGTCAGCGCGGTCACGCGCAGGCCCGTGGCCGGGAAGCGCACCTCGAACTGCTTGATGTACCGCTTGTCGCTGGCCGCGTCCGCGCCGTCGTCGTACAACCCCTCCTCGATCTCGCTCGCCGCTAGGTCATAGGCGCGCGCCCACAGGGCCACGGCCTCGATGTACTCGCGGCCCATGTCCTGGTTGGGGCAGATGTAGTACGTGCTGGACCCGCCGGCCGTGGCCGCGTCCATCGCGTTGTCGCTGGCCTCGGCCCATGTCAGGCCGCAGCGGCGCGTTTTCTCGGCCGCCTTGAGCGCACTGCGGTCGGCCACCCAGCGCCGCTGGTAGCCCAGCAGGGCGGCCGGCGCCTGCCCGGTGGGCAGCGCAACGGCATCGACCAAAGGGTGGCCGGCCGGCGCGCGGCGGGCAGCCGGCTTACCCACCGCACACCCCGCCCCGGATTACAGGCCCCAGGAGCCGCGCAGCGCCCCGGCACGTAGGGTGATAGCCGCCAGCCCGCAAAACCGCGTCTGACACGCGTCTGACGCGGCCGTAGATGCATCCGCGCATGGCCGGCACCCCGCCTACTCCGCGATCCCGAGGATCGCCCGGCGGATTTCGTCCGCCGCGGCCGCCGACAGGCCGCCTTTGCGGGCGATCTTGTCCGCCTTGCTGGCCGCCTGCTCGGCCCGCTGGCGCACCTGCGTCATCCACTTTTTTTGGTTCACCGATGCGCGGCTGAGCTCGGCGATCGACTTGGCGGCGCGGGCACGCAGCTTGAGCCGCTCGGCAGGCTCGGTGTCGCCGTCGGCATCCTGCAGGTCCACGAGGATGTGGAAGATGTCCGACTGCACCATCCCCATCACCGCGGCGCTGCGGTCGTCCGCGTCGTCTTGCGCGTGCTCGGCGATGACCCGCGCCGCCTCGGTCGCCTCCTTGATGGCCGCCAGGCGCCGCTCGAACTGCTGGCCGTGCCGGTGCAGCGCGCTCTTGCTGATCCGGTAACCGCGCGCCTCCAGCGCGGCGGCCAGCTCTTCGTACCCGCCGAACTGGTTGCTCACCAGCACCGCCTCCAGCCACTGGCGGGTGTCTGCCGGCAGCGCCCCCACCTTGCTGCGCTTGGGCATGTCAGTGCCAGTACCGCGCGGGGCGGGCAATGCCTGCATCGCACTCGACGGTGTACTCCACCACGTCCACGCCGGTGCGGGTCAGGCTCGCGTGCCACTGCGGCGAGTTGCGTCCGCCAATCTCTACCAGCCCACGATCCTCGAGGTAGTCCAGCTCGCGCCGCAGCTCGTGTGTAGTGATGGGGTGCGGCACCGCAGCCAGCACGCTCGCAATGAGGCTCTCGGCCGCACCCAGCGGGCGGGCTTTGTCGAGCGTCACCAGGATCAGCCAGCGCGCCGTCTCGCGCGCGGCTTTTGCGATGTCGATCATTGCGGTCCTTGCAGTCGAGCAACGTATTGAGCCAGCAGCTTGATCTCGCTCGCCAGCGCGTCGAGCTTGGCGCTGGTCACGGTCTGGTCGCGGATCGAGTCCTCGCGGCGCACGTAGTCGCGCAGCATCTCCTCGCGTGCCCCGCCCTGCGCGCGATGGATCTCGCGCAGCTCGCGCTCCAGCGCCGCAAACCGCTCCTCCGACTGCAGGACGGCATGCGAGCGGGCGTTGTCCGCAACATCGAGCCGCGCGTCGATGCGCGCTTCGAACTGCCGCAGCACCAGCCGCGCCAGCCCGGCCAGAGCCCCAAAAAAAAACGTGAGCATCGCGCCTTGTATCGCGAGCCACTGCCAGAAATCGATCGAGAGCTGCATGGCGGCACTATGGGTTGCGGACCGGCACCACGCACACGCCGGGCAGCGTGCGCCCGTTGCTCGTGGTCGCGAAGATGGTGAGCAGGTACGTTGTGCCGGCCACGCTCGCGGCCAGCATCTGACGCACCAGCGGACCTTGCACCTGCGCGGCACCCGCCAGCACGTTGCCAGGCGCAGGATCGGCGCCGCTGATGACCGTGAGCGTGCGCGCCGCGCTCGTGATCGTCTCCGCGTCGCCCAGGCGCGCGGAGTAGTCGCACTCCACCACGTCGACCTCGCCGGGGACAAAGACGCCGAGCTGTCGGCGCAGTACGGTCACGCGGGCACCCTGCGCACGGCCTGCGCGGCAACAAAGCGCCGCGCCAGCAGACCGGGGCGGAACAGGTCGCCGGCCAAGTCTGTCTGTAGCGCGCCGGCGGCGGCACTGCCTGCCACCGCAGCCCCGGCCAGCGGCACGTTAAGCAGCAGCATGCCTGCCGCCTGCGCCGCGGCCAGCGCAGCACCCGATAGCTGCATCGACACCGTGAGCACCGCCCCGGCGGTAGCACCCGCCATTGCCGCACCGGCAAGTCCTTTGCCCAACGTGATGTTTGCGGCTGCAGCAACCTGCGCCAGCGCAGCGCCGCCGAAGCTGGCGGACACGCTCAGGTCGCCCGCGCCGGACAGCGCAGCCAATGCCTCTCCTCCCAACCTGACCTGCAGCGAGAGTGCGCCGGCCGCCGCCACCAGCGTGGCCGCGGCACCGGACAGTGGCACCGACTCCGACACGGCGCCGCTGGCGCTTGCGCCAGCGACAGCAATGCCGACCAGCGAGACCGCCTTGGCGATCTCGCCAGCGGCCGTTGCGCCGGCCTGCGCTGCGCCGGCCAATGCGACGCTGCCGCTCGCCGGCTGGTTGAGCAGCAGCAGCATGGGGTTACGGCGTCAGGTTAAAGGTCAGGGTGCTTGTGTTCTCGATGGCGTCATCCACGCGGCTCAAGAGCTCGGCGGGCTGCTTCTCCACCGGCGGCGCGTGCACGGTGACCTTGATGTCAGCCGGTGCGGCGTTGCCGATGCTCGGGACATAGCCGTTGCCGATGACGACCGTGGCGCCCTCATCGTCGGTGGTGCCCTGCGCGCTCTCCACGGTCAGGATGCCGAACGGCGTGCCACCGATGGTGCCTTCTGCGTCGTCGCGCACGTAAACTTCGATGCTGGCTGCTTTGGTCGTCATGGTGGTTCTCCGTTAAGCGTTGATCACGAAACCAGTCACGTCATTGAGCGTGACGGCGGTGTTGTCGGTCAGGCCGCGCGCGCCGGTGATGGCGATGCTGATGGCCGTGGCGAAACCAGCACCGCCATCACCCAGGTCGATCATTACGGGCACGTTGTTGGGCGGCAGCGGAATGTCAAGCACCGCTGACGTGGTGCCCATGACCACTGAGCCAGATGCAGTGTTGAAAATCTTGGCGAAGCGCCCCGCCGCGTTGCTGTTGGCGGCAAATAGCTTGAGCACACGCCCAGCCGTGGCCTTGATGGCCTGCGCGGCCGGTGTGGCCGGGCAGTTGAGATTGACCGGCGTGCCGGCGCCCGTCGCACTGCCGCGGTACTGCACGCCGACATCACCAATAGCGGCGGAGCCTGCGGCCAGGGTCGGCGTGTTGGTGGCCATCGACACCGCGAACGTGCCGCTGCCGGCGTTGGCGGTGACGGTGCCGCTGACGGGCAACGCCTGGCTGGTGCCGTGCGGGCGCACACCGGCCAGGTACACCGGGAAATTGACGGTGTCCTCGATGCTGACGAACCCGACCGTCCAGGTGGTGCCGCTGGCCGGCGCGGTAGTGCCGTTGAAGCTCCACACGTACAGGAACAGCTCGGTGTCCTGCTCGGGGATGTTGATCCAGCGGTGCGCGCGGCTGGTGAGTGTTGGCGCGGCAGCGGATGCGACCAAGCCGTCCTGGAAGTAGATGTTGCGGCCATCAATGGCCGTTTGCGCCATGTGGCCCGGCGAGGCCGTGGTGTTGATGGTGGCAGCGGTGTCGCCGCTATTCCAGCCCATGCGCTGGCTGTCGACGTTGGCGGTGGTGGCGCTGGTGCCGGTGTACAGCCAGCGGACATAGTTCCAACCGAACAGATCGAGCGTGCAGCTGCCGCTGGCGGGCCAGCCGGCGACCGTGAAGTTGATGGTGTCGGCATCCGGGATCGACGCGATTGCATACCGACCCGGCACGCCGTTGGCGCCGCTGATGGCGCCGATCAGCATGCTCTGGCCGACGTTGGCCGTGGTGTAGCCGTGCGCGGTCAGCGTGACGCTGATACTGGTTGCGCTGTTGATCGTGCAGCTGAGGCCCTCGCCAATGCGATCGGCCAGCAGCACGGCGAAGTTGTTGTTGGCGATGCGCTGCGACAGGATGGTCTGGTGCCGCTTGATGACCGCGCCGTTGAACGAGACGACCGAGCGCGCCAGAAACTCACTGTTTGCGGTGGTGCCAGCGGTGACGACCAGATTGCCGTTGCTTTGGCTGACGCCGACCCCGGTGCCGAGCCGGCGCTGCGTCATGTCCGCCGTGTCGAGCGCCGAGCCGTTGACGCGCGTGAAGCTCACGCACCAGGTGTTTTGCGGCGTGTGGCGCGTGACGATGCCGGCGTCATTGGTGTCGGCGTTGGCGGCCTTGACGCGCGCATGGACCGTGCTGTCGGCCAGCCCGTCGCTCAGCTTGAAGCGCTGATAGTGGGCATTGTTCGGTACCGTGCCGATCTCGTCGGTCGCGACGGGCTCGCCGCTCCCCGGCAGGATGACGTTGTCAGCCATTGTGTCGGCGCCTCGTAGTCATAGTCAGCGTAGTCAAGTTGATTTCAGCCGTTGGACTACTGCAACGTCACCGTCAGCGCGCCCGCCGCGAAGCTGACCGCGTCGCCGCTGTTGATCGCCTTGCTCACGGTCAGCGCGGCGCAGATCCACACGTTGCCCGCAGACGCAGCGTCTACCAGCCCCCAGTGCGTGACGGTGCCCCACCCCGCGGTGGGCGTGGCGAAGTTGATCGCGCTGTTGTTGCTCGTCGTGCCGCCAGTGCCCGTGCTCGCGGTGGTGCTGCCGGCGCTCTGAGTGCCGGCCCAGTTCGCCAGCGCGCTGCCCAGCGATGCGCGCGCATAGCTGCCGCCGCTGACCTCCGTACCGCCGCCCGTGTCCGAGCAGCTCGTCGTGTAGAGCGCCACCCACCACGTGGCCGGCGCATTCAGCGCCTGCGCCCGGAACAGCGCATCCACCACGCGGTTCTCCGCATGGTCGGTGAGCGCTTGGCCCTGCGCGGCTGGGGCCAGCACGCCACACAGCAGCGCCAGCAGCGCGAGCACGCGGGCGGTTGCGGCCCTAAGGGACTGGGTCATGTCGTCATCTCCGTCGTAGTTGATCAGTACTCGGCACCGGGATCTAGCGCTGCGTGCGCGTCCACTCCAGCAGATCGGCCCGCGTCTGCTCGCAGCGCGAGTACAGGCGCATCGCCTCCACCCAGGCGCTCAGCACTTCCTCGGCCGTCCCCTGCTGCAGCGTGGGCGGCGGCGGGCAGGGCGCCCGAAACTGCGCCGGCGGCTCCGGCGCGCGCTGCATAGGCGGCGACGGCGTCGTTCCACACCCCGACAGCAGGCCCGTCAAGGCAAGCGGCAGCAGCAACAGCAACGCGATCAGCATCCACCTCAGCAGGGGCCACCGCAGCCACAGCGGATCGCTGCTCGCCGGCGGGTGCGACGGCATCTCGGACAACGGGCGCAGCAGCGCGTGGCGATCGGGTGACACGGCGGGCCTCCTGGGCGAGCCTCGAATACGTTTCGTCGATGGCGCCGGCCGCCGCGCCGTGCGCGCGCTCGACCGCAGCGCCGGCCAGCGCGCGGGACTCGCGCGCCGCTTCGGCGGCCAGCGCCGCCTGCTCGGCCAGCAGACCGGAGCGACCGTCGCTCACGCCAATGCGCCAGGCAGACCACACCGCGCCCACGAGCAGCAGAAGCAGCAGCAAGGGCAGTGCCACGCGCACGAGCTGCAGCGTGCTCATCACTGCGCATCTCCGCGCCAGGTGATGCCGCCACTGGTGATGGCGCGCAGCCACAGATTGACCACAGTGACCACGGCCGCGACCCACGGCCACGCACCGGGCGGCACCAGCGGCTGCAGCATGCCGAGGTTGGCCGCAACGGCGTCCAGCAGCAGCAGCGCGGACGTACCCGCGTTGAACCACACGGTCCGGCTGCGCCACCAGGGCTTGCAGCCCGCAGCACGTCTCTGATTACGCATGTCGAGCCCGCTGAAACAGGTCGTGATCCCGCGCGAGCCGCGTTGCGGCCACGTCGTCGGCCAGGCGCAGCGCCCCGGGCACCGCCTGGTACACACCCACGAGGTACGAGTCCGCGGGGATCGGCAATTGGCTGTCGGGGTGGGCGCGCGGCCGCAGCACGTCGCGCCAGAGGTACAGCGCCACGGCCACGGCGCCGGCAGCCAGCAGCGCCTCGATCTCCGCGCGCGCAACAACCACCGCGCTGTTGCGCGCAGGCTTGCTCGGCTGGTTGTTGCGCGCGGGCGAGGTCACCGCGGCACCTGCACACGATGAGCCAGCCAGCCCCAGACAAACCGCTCGTCCTTCGGCCGCCGCTCGGCCAGCGCGATGTAGTGCTCGCCCTGCAGCGAGTTGAGCGCCGCGAGGATCACGCGCTCGCCGCCGCTGCGCGCGAGCGCATGGAACAGCGCCGCCAACGTCACCGGGCCAACCCGACCATCCATCACCAGGTCAGGCCAGCGGCTGGCAGAGTCGTTGAGCGCGTTGAGCGACCGCTGCAGCCACATCGCTACGCGCGTCACGCCGCAGTTGACGCCAGCCTCGAACAACTCTTCGGCCACCGCGACGCTGCGCCAGGCGATGTCCTCACACCCCAGTACGAGCCAGTACTCGGACCGGTAGATGCGCTCAACAAGCGAGCGGGGCAGCTCGCTCATCGCGCCGCTGTAGCCGTAGGCGCGCGCAACCGGTTCGGTGATGCCCCAGTTTGTGCGGCCGCCGGAGTCCGCGGGATCGTTGACGTACCCGCCCTCGACCGCAACGAGCCGGCCAAACGCGGCCGTAAAGGCGGAGCCCTGGGTGTCTTGGCGCGAGCGGTGCTCAGCGGGCGGGGGGGCGGCAGGCATGGGCGCACTGTGCCCATTGGGGGCGCAGTGCGCTACGTGAACCAAGCCCAGCAGGGGCGCCGGGCGCCGAACGATCGTTCGGCGCTCGATCCGGCCCGCCAGGGCCGGTCGCCTGGAGCGCCCAGTTAGATCGCGGATTTGGAGCGCGACTTGAGCAAAAACAGTTCCCAGAACGCGGGGTGCATGCGCCGGTCTCCGGCCTCCCACTGCTGCCACGTTCGGCAGGTGGTGTGCACGAGTGCGCCAGCGGCTGTTTGGGAAAGGCCGGCCGCCTCCCGCGTTGCGCGGATGACGGCCGGCTCTGGCTCAGGACGCGAGTTCGGGGTAGCCGAGTTCATCGAGCGCGGCGGCCAGTTCGGCGCCGTCGAGTTCGCGGACGTAAGCCCTGCCGTTTTTTGCCACGCGCTCCACGCGGACCATGCCGCGAGCGTGCGTGGCGAGGTCGTTGTAGGTGCCGCACCAGCCGTGGAGGCGGGGCTCGTTCGACTGGTTGGTGTGGGCCGGGACATCGCGCAGTTCGTGGCGCTGCCAGCCTTTCATGGTCTGGTGCTTTTGGACGAGGAAGCCGATTTGGCCAACGGTCAGGGTCTCATCAGGGCCAATCCACATCGAGGTCATGTCAGGTTTCCAATCACACGGGCTACCGGCCCGGACGGTGGACAGAAACGCTCTGTCCATGTGCAGAAATATACGCGCAATGCGCGTAGTGCGCAAGTGCTTTTTCATCGGGGCAAACCCTCGAATGAGGGGGAGCGATCTAACGATCGTTCGGCGCTCGATTTTCCTAGCCGATCAGCGATCGGTAAAGCTGGCGACCACCCCGTTCGAGAAAACCACCTCGCGCTGCCGCGTGGTGTTGTCGATCCAATGCCACTCCTCGTGCAGCCCGCGCTCGAGCACGCGCCTGGAGGTGCGCGTCGGGTCGCCCCACGCGCGGCGCACCTGGTCCTGGCTCATCCCCACCACCAAGCGCCCCTGCTGAGCGGCAAAGTCCAGATTTACGCCCGGCGGCGGCACCGGTTGCGCGGGGCCTGACGCCACCGGCGCCACCGGCGCAGGCGCCGCGACTGGCGCGGGCGCTGGCGTCTGCGCGGGCACCGCGCGCGGCGCAGCAAAGCCACCGCTTGACGGCCGCGCCTCCTGCCGCGCCTGGGCCGCGCCGCGCGGGCAGGGCTGATCGGAGAACGTCAGGCGGCCGTCCCCATCGGTGCAGCGATACACCTGAGCGTCAGCCGCCGCGGCGGCAAACACCGCCACCGCACAGATCGCAGATCTCGTTCGCATGGTTGCTCCTACGCGGCTCGCCGCCGCCGTTTGGGGTTGTGGGTCTGTTGCGCCAGGACAGCGCTTGTCTGCTCAAGCGCGCTCTTGGCGGCCTCGTCGAGTGCGCGATAGTTGTCGAGCAACGCCCGCTCCCGAGGGCTCAGCGCATCGTAGGTAGACACAGGCTCGCTCACGACCAGGCCGGGGTTGCGATCGTACTGCGGCCCCTCGCCGTCGCGCAGCCAGGAGATTCGACAGCCGGTGCGCTGCGCGATCTGTTCGAGGCGCCACGCGGGGACGCCGCGGGCATTCCAACTCTGCACGGTCGTCGGGGCAACCGGCGCGTCAGGAAGGGACAGCAGGGCCGCAGCCTCGGAGTAGGCGGACACGTTCAGCGCACTAAAGACGCGACGCATCTGCGCGGAGAGGTTGACCGCAACTCGGGGCATGGATACAACGCACTGCGGCCTATGCTTGACAATTCAACGCAATGCGTTGAATAATCCGTGAACTGATTAACGCCACGCGACTATGCACCCCGGCCTCATCGCCGCGCAACTGCGAATTCACGGCCAAAGCTCAGCGCACATCGCCGCGCGGCTTGGCGTGTCGAGGGCGCTCGTCTCCTACGTCATCCACGGCCACCGGCACAACCGCCGCGTCCGCTCAGCAATCGCCCGCGCGCTCGGCATGAAGGTGGCGCAGGTCTGGCCTGACAAAACCTGCGACGCGTCGCAGATCGAAAACCCCAAGTCATTGATTCGTAAGGTTGCCGCACTGCGCAAACCTGCGACCGTCGCAGATTGACCCGCCTAATGGATATCGACCGCTACCCCGATTCCGAGGCCGTTGACCGCGCCTTGCGCGTCATCGAGGCCCTCTCCGGCAACGCCGTCAACGGCATGTCGCCCGGCGACATCGCCCGCAGCGCCAAGGCCACGCCGGCCCAGGTCACGCGGCTGCTGGCGCAGCTCATCCGCCGCGGCGTGGTCGAGACCAGCCGGACCGAGGGCCGTTACCGCCTTGGCCCGGCCATCGTGCAACTGGCGCGCGCCCATGAGATTGACCTGGCGCGCGCAGAACGAGAACTGGCCGAGATGCGCCAGCGCTACAGCCGCACCCCCACCACCACAGACTAAGGAGCACCCACCGTGCCACGCAAGCCCAGCACGTCCGTCCCCGCGCCGCTGCCCGTCGAGGTCATCGACGACGCCCATGCCCTGCAGGCGGCAGGCAGTGACGGCGCAATGGTCATCGCCGCCATGCAAGAGGCGGGCGCCGCCGGCATCTTGGTCGGGCGCTACCAGATGGCGCGCGCAATGGCCAACCTCTCGCGCGTCGCCATGCTGCGCGCCTATGACCAGCTCAAGACCAGCGGCGCCTACAAGGGCCTGTACCTGCAAGACGAGCTGGGCAACAGCATCCGCGCCGACACGCTGGAGTCGTTCTGCCTGCTGGCCTTCGACCGCAGCTACCGGTCGATGGAAGAGGACCTGCAGAACCTCAGCGACCTCGGCGACGCGCTGTATGAGAGCGCGCAGACACTGTGCCTGCGCTACAGCGACATGCGCGCCCTGCGCGCGCTGCCCGCGCCCGAGCGGGCCAAGATCGAGGCCGCCATCGGCGGCGGCGCTGCCGACGGCAAGGCCATCCGCGCGCTGATCAGTGACCTGGTGGAGGACCTCACCGCCTCGCGCCGCCAGGCCGACGCCACGGCCGCCAAGCTCAACGAGCTCGATGAAGTGGTGAGCAGCCAAGCCGCTGACCTTACGGCCGCCAAGAAGGAGATCAAGTCGCTGAAGGCGTTCGTGCCCAGTGACGAGGCCGAGGCGCAGAGCGTGCACGACGCTGTGCAGATCGAGGCCGTGAAGCGCGCGCTCGATGAGATTCTCAAGCCCACCTCGCTCATCGGCCAGGTGCTGCTCGACGCCCGCACCGACCCGCGCGTGAGCGTGGCCTGTGTGCAGCAGATCAGCGGGCTTGTTGATAGCGAGCTGCGCCGCTGGTACTCGTATGCGGACCTTGCCACCGCCGCGCTTGGCGCCAAGAAATGACCGAGTCCGAAGTCGGCCTGACCATCAAGGCGCGCGATGAACTGCGCGCCGCGCCGCACGGCGACCGTGCGTCAATCAAGGCGCGCTGGGCATCCTGCATGGGCGTGAGCGTGCGCCAGCTCGAGCGCTACCTTAACCGCTGCGGCCGCGTGAGCGGCCGTGTGCGGCGCTCAGACGCTGGCGACACCTCGGTCGACCGCGACGCAGCGCTCACCGCCACCGCGATGGTCATGGCCAGCGTGCGCGCCAACGGCAAGCGCACGCTGAGCGTGACGCGCGCCAGCGACATCGTGGCCGCCAACGGCATTGAGATGCCCGTCGGCGCCGGCCGCCTCACGCGCAAGCTATGGTCGTTGGGCCTGCACCCGACGCAGCTCTCCGCGCCGGACCCGGCCAGCAGCATGCGCAGCGACCACCCGTTGCACGTGGTGCAGGTGGATGCCTCCATCCCCACCCTGTACTACCTCGATGAGAGCCGCGGCCTGCGCAACATGGGGCCGGTCGAGTTCAACGACAACAAGCCCGATCACTTCGAAAAGATCGCCCGCAAGCGCCTGCTGCGCTACGCCATTCGCGATCACTACTCCGGCTATGGCCGCGCGCGCTACTGCACCGGCGGCGAGAGCGTGCGCAACCTGCTCGACTTCCTGCTCTGGGCCTTCACCGCCAAGGGCGAGCGCGACCCCCTGCGCGGTGTGCCGCGCATTTTGATCCTCGATCCCGGTGCGGCCAACGTGAGCGACGAAGTGCTGCTGCTGATGGACAGGCTCAACGTGCGCGTGATCGTGCACTCGGTCGGCAACGCGCGCGCCAAGGGCGGCGTGGAAGGGTTCCACAACCGCATCGAGTGCGAGTTCGAGGGCCGGCTGAAGTTTGAGGACATCCGCTCGGTTGAGCAGATCAACGCGCTCGCCGACACGTGGGGCCACCACTTCAACGAGACGGTGCCCATCGTGCGCAAAGACGGCATCGAGCGCAACCGCGTTGATTTGCTCACCAGCGCGCGGCCCGAGCAAGTGATGATCCCGCCCAACGCGGATGCGCTGCGCCTGCTCGTGGAGAGCAGCCCCGAGCACCGCCGCGTGGCGGATGACGTGACCATCAGCTTCGCCGCGCGCGGCCGCCGCTCGCGCATCTACTCCGTGCGCGGCGTGCCGCACGTGTTCGTGGGCGGCAAGGTGGAGGTCATCACCAATCCGTTCTGCCTCGACACGCTGCGCGTGCGCGCGCTGCTGCGGCCAGAGACCGACGACACATGGCACACGGTGGCGCCGCAGCAGTTCAACGCCGCGGGCTTTGCCGCCGACGCCGCCGTGTGGGGCGAGACCTTTGCGCCACCACCGCAGACCGAGGTCGACCGCAACCGCAACGAGGTCCTGCTCAAGACCTACGGCGTAGACACGCTGGAGGAAGCCGAGGCCGCGCAGCGCAAGCGCGCCAGGCCGCTGCCGCACATCGACGCGTTTGCCGACGTGAAGGTCGCGCAGTTGCCAGACCGGCTGCCGCGCGCCACGACCGACCTGCAGGTGGACGGCGCGCCGAGCGTGGCACCGCTGATGCTGAGCGTGACCGACGCACTGTTCCGCGTGCGCGACCTGGTCGGCCGCCACGAGTACGAAGCCATCAGCGCGCGCGTGCGTCAGTGGATTGGCGAGCGCTACGCGCAGGGCGTGCCCGAGACCGCCATCGCCGGCATTGTGGCCGCGTGCACCACGCCGGCCGAGGCGCCCGCAGCACCGCAGCCGCTGCGCCTGGTGAGCAACGGCGTTGCGCAGGGAGGTGCCGCATGACTCTGCACCCCCTTTCGCTGACCCTCAAGCGCCTGCGCCTGCGCCAGCAGGACCTGGCGCCGGAGATCGGCCTGAGCAGGCCCGCGCTGACGGCCGTGCTCAATCACGGCGTGTGGCCGGTGCGCGTGGACCGCGCGCAGGTTTGCGCGCGGCTCGAAGGCGCGCTGCGCAAGCAGGGCGCGACCGCAGCCGAGATCGCGCTGAGCATCAACGCAGTTTCACCCGCCGCCGCGCCCGCGACGGCGGAAAAGGATCGGCCCAGTGCTGCTGCAAACAGCACCGGGCCGGAGTTGCCCCCCACCACCACAGCAGAGGACCCCACGATGTTACTCCGAAGGCAAGTGTTGACCGAGGCCGCGAAGCAGCGCTTCGGTCTGCCCACCAACCCGTTTGCGCTCGAGGTCGAGAGCGACGAGGACCTGTTCCAGACGCCCGACGTGCGGTACGTGCGCGAGGCGCTGATGCACGCCGCGCGCAATGCCGGCTTTCTTGCCGTCACAGGTGAGAGCGGTGCCGGCAAGAGCACGATCCGCGAAGACCTGATCGAACGCCTGCAGCGCGACCGCAAGGAGTTCGTCATCATCCAGCCGAGCACGCTCGGCATGGACGACAGCGAGGCCAAGGGCCGCCCGCTCACCGCCGGCGCCATCATGGACGTGATCTGCTGGGCACTGGCGCCCAGCGCGCCCGCGCCGGCCACCATGCAGGCCAAGGCCAGACGCGTTGAGCGGCTGCTGACCGAGAGCGCCAGCACTGGCAACAAGCACCTGCTGGTGATCGAAGAGGCGCACCGTCTCAGCAAGCACGCGATCCGGCACCTCAAGGGATTCCACGAGATCAAGAGCGGCCGGCAGCGGCTGCTGGGCATCGTGCTGATCGGCCAGCCCGAGCTGCGCGACAAGCTGTCCGAGTTCGATCCCGAGGTGCGCGAAGTCACGCAGCGCTGCGAGCTCGTGACGCTGGAGCCCTGGGACCGCCACGCCAAGGGCTACATCGAGCACCGCCTGGCGCGCGCAGGCAAGCGCCTGGCCGACGTGATGGACGACGCAGCTTTCGGTGCCCTCATGTCGCGGCTGACCATCGGCAAGCACGGCGACAAGAGCTACCGCTCCGTGTGCTACCCGCTCGCCATCAACAACCTGATGACGCTGGCGCTGAACGCCGCAGCGAGCGTGGACCTGTCGAGCATCAACGCCGACGTGATGCGGAGGGCAGCATGACCACCATCCACGGGCTCCACGTTGATCGCGCTGCGATGCAGGTCTCCAACCTCGCGACGATCAATGGCTACATCGGCCGAGTGCTCATGGCCACGGACGCGCTGATTGGCGCGGGCTACACCGTCCTGGGCTTCCGCGTTGACGAGGCCAGCGGCGCAGTGCTCACGGTTGCCCAGCCGACCGACGAGCAAGTTGATCGGATGGCGCGCCGCCTTAATGGCGTGGACACGCAATCCGGCAGCCTCATGTGGTTCGCGTTTCCCACACCCCTCGGCCACGTGTGGGTGCAGTGGTATGAGCGCCGCGACGACGCCGCGGTCAAACCCAACGCGCGCGAGGTGCACTGATGCAGACCCAAACACTGAGCCACCGCACGCCGCAGGAGACCATGATCGACCGCGTGTGCAAGTTGGCGATGGCGGTGATCGATCTGCAGGCCAGGGGCTTGAGCGTGCGCGCCGCGGAGATCTGCGCCGGCGATCTGGGCACGGTCATCGAGATCGATGAGCCAGTCAACGACGCGTCCATCAACGGATTCGAAACAGGACTGCTCACGCCGCTCGGAAGCACGTGCGCCGCCGGCACCGCTGCCCCGGTGGTCGCAATCGAGCCGCGCGTGCGCTTCCGGCTGCACGGCTGCCTCGTGTACTGGACGATCCGGAGGGTGACGTGATGCGGGCCCGACTCGACCACCTCATCAAGCGTCCGGCGCCGTACACGCCGGCAGACGAAACCCAGCAGCCCGGGTATCTCCAGCGGCGGTTCCGCCTGCTGCGCCAGGCCGCACGCAAGCGGTCGCAACCGGCCGCGGTGCCAGCGGCACCGCGCGATCAAGCGTCAAAGGTCGCGCCAATCCGCAAGCGGAGGGCTGCATGAGTGCCGCTGACAACGCGATGTCCGCGCTCAACGCCAACTTGCGCATCGGCAGTCACAGCGCACGCTGCGAGTCCTGCCGTCATGCAGCGGTCAAGCCGGTCGAGCAGATCATCCGCTGCAAGTCGCTCGACGTGCTCGTGCGTCCTGGTCTGGTCTGCGATCGCTGGTCGGCGCGGCCGGAGATGGTGTGATGATCTCAGCGCACGTCTTTACCGTCACGCGCCGCGGCATCACCGTGCGCGTGACGGTGCTGCCTACGCCGCGCGAAGTGACGCGCGCCTTTCTGGAGGGCAGTGGGGCGCGCCGGATGGCCTGCGGCAAGGTCGTGCACGGATTCACCACTGTTCGGTGCGGATCGGCCGTCGCGCGCGTCACGCTCAACCTCAGTCAGTGGACGCCCGGTCTTGTGGCGCACGAGGTCACGCACGTCGCCAGCGCTTATGGCCTGCGCGACGGCGATGACGACGAGCCGATGGCGTACTTCGTGCACGACATGACGGACAGCATCTGCGCGCGCATGCGCAAGCTGGAGGCCGCATGCGCGTGAGCTGCCCGAGCTGCGGCGCTGATCTCTCACTCGACGTGCTCGTCGCGCACGACGGCGCGCGACGCGCCGTTGCAGCGGCGCTGCAGCTCAGCGCCCCTCTTGCGCACCGGGTCATGCACTACATCGCGCTCTTCCGACCTGCGCAGCGCCAGCTCACGATGGATCGCGTGGCAACGCTACTCGATGATCTGCTGCCGCTCGTCAGGGACCAGCGCGTTGAGCGCAACGGCAACCGGTACGACACCACCACCGCCGACTGGACGGCGGCGCTCGATCAGGTGCTCGCCAACCGAGACGCCGGGCTCATCAGGCTGCCGCTCAAGAGCCACGGGTACCTACTAGCCATACTCGTTGAGCAGCGCGAGAAGGTTTTTCGCGCAGACGAAACGCGCCGCGAAGCAGAGCGCCGGTCCCCACACCGCCCGCTGCCGCCCGCCGCACCTGTGTCCGACAGCGCCGCCGCCACTGCACCAATGGCATTGCCTTCGTACCCGGCCCTGCCACCTGTCAATGGACCGCGTCAGGTACCCACGCAGGTATTCGAGCACCTTCAGCGCCTTGGCTTGCGTCGACGCAAGGGCGCGGATGCGGCCGTGGACGCCGATACCGGCACCGACAACCACGAGGTCAGCACATGACACGCACATTCGACCCCTGGCGCAGCCTGATTGCGCCGCCGGCCGTCAAGATTGGCCGCACTCGGCGCGTCCGCAAGCTCGACTCGCAGGCACCGCGCAAACGCGCGCCGTACCAGCGGCACGGCCAGACGCGCAGTCCCTCGCTTTGTACCGACGAGCAGAGCCGCGAGCAGGTGATCGCCGCCATGCGCGCCTACAAACGGGAGTGGATGCGCCGGCAGCGCGCCGCGCGGTCGATCACACCAGAGGAGATGCAGCGCCGCCGCGCACACTGGACGATCTACATGCGCGCGTATCGCGCGCGCAAGAAGGCAGCCGCAATCGCAGCCGGGAGCGCGACATGAAAACCGCCTTCGCGCTTCCGGGTGCGACACCAGGTCGCGACACGCTGCGCGCGCAGCTCACACAGCGCCTTGCTTCCCGCCACACGGGCCGAGCCAACGGCATCAAGGCCGAGCTGCTCGCACTGGCGCTTGGCGTGCACGAGCGCACCCTGCGCGACCTCATCAGCAGCGCGCGCGACGATGGCGTCGCGATTGTTGGCACGCCGGAGACGGGCTACTACATCGCCGTCACAGGCGACGAGCTTGAGGAGTGCTGCAGGTTCCTCCGCGCCCGAGCTATGCACAGCCTGCAGATCGAAGCCCGGCTGCGCAAGATCGCACTGCCGGACCTGCTCGGCCAGTTGAGGGTGCGTACATGACTGAGCCGGCCTCGTTGCCCCCCCCGCCGGAGGCGCCCGCCCTGCTGGCTCAGGCGCTGTATCGCTACGCGCAGACCGGCGAGACCCTCTGGACTACGTACTACGACGCGCCGGGAGGCGGCCGCCGCTACGTTTTCGAGCTGCGACTCAGCAGCTTCTGCCAGACCATCGAATGAGGACCACATGACCACCGCCACCGATCAAGCTATCACGATGGACCTGATCCAAACTGCCGCGCGCAAGCATGCAGAGCATCGACGCGACCTGCGGCTGTTGGTCAGCGCCCTGCAGACGGAGATTGCCGAGGCCAAACGCCGAGCCATGAAGCAGATCACGCGCGCAGTTGAGCGTGCGAGCGCCAGTGAGGCCGCCCTTCGCCACATGGTCGAGACCCGAAAAGACCTGTTCGATCGCCCGCGCACGTTGACGGTAGACGGGGTCAAGTTCGGCTGGACCAAGGGCAAAGGCAAGCTGGTGTACGACGATGGCGAGGCCGTCTGCCGCCTCATCGACAAGCACCTGCCCGACGCCGCCGACGCGCTGATCGACATCAAGCGCACGCCCATCCGCGCCGCGCTCGAACAGCTCTCGGCGGCAGACCTCAAACGCATTGGCGTCAGCATCAAGGACGACGACGACCAGGTGGTCGTTCGCGACACCGAAAGCGAAATCGACAAGCTCGTCAGCGCGCTGCTCGCGCACGACAAGAGCCTCGACGCATAGCACATGCAGATGCGTCGGCGAGCTGGATGCCGACGCCGGTCCCAGCGGGCGGTGGGCCGACGAAAAAACACCCGCAGGTCGACGATGGGAGCCCCTAGCCGCGCGAGCGGCGAACAAGTGCACCAGGCGCGGCTGGCCCGCGGTGAGCCGGATCACCGTTTTCTTTGGCCTCACGCCGTGTTCAGCGGCGCGCGTAGCGCGTCGCTGGAATTGAGCGACAGGTTAGGCCCGTTTTAACTGGAGCGAGATGATGGACGCAGAGCAAGTAAGCATTGTTGGCAACGTGTCGCCGGTGATTGCGACGCTGCCGATGATGTACCCGGACGAACTGAAGTTCGTGGATGACGATATCCGAGAGGCGTTCAAGGGCTGCGCATACCCGCCGGGCCTGCCGACGCAGATGCAGGCGGCGCGCAACATGCGCGAGATGCGCGACAGCGTGGACAGCTTGCGGCACGACTTGGCCGAAGTGCTGACCTAGTTGAAGCGTAGGGCCTAACGCTAAGCTGCCGGACACGGCCGCGAGGAGCAACGATGACAACCAACAGTGACGCCGTGGCCGGTCAGCTTGAGCGAGGGGTTAGGCCCGACGCGAGCGGGTTCGAGCACCTGCTGCGCTACGGCTACGCGCCCGGCAACTACATGAACACTTGCCAGCGCTGCGGCGAGGTGTCGCACGGCGTGGACAAGCGAGCCCATGCGTGCCGCGCGTGCGCTGAAGCGCGGCACGCATGGGAGCAGCCGCCGTGCCAGCAGTGCGGCGCAATGACGGCCGACGAAGCTGCTGGTATGTGCCTTGGCGCTGCCGCAGGCGACGACTGCCACGGCAACCACCTTTGGCCGGTTTGAGGGCCTAACGTTCGAGCTAAGCCGCCGAAGGTCGGCTTGAGCGAGGGTTGGGCGGCTGGTGAACGAAGGCGCGAAAGGACGACATGAGCAAGCCAAAATTTGAGTTCACGGCAAACAGCGCCGCCCCGGACGATGAATCCGGCGTGGCCGTGTGGCGCTACACCGAAGAGCGCCGCACTGGGGATGTTGAGGTTGTTGTGCGACAGGACTTCCCGAGCTTCCGTGCTGCGTATGCGATGGATGGGCTGCTGGCAGTGGCGTGGGCAGATGGCGAGGCCGAAGGGTACGCAAACTGCGAGCGCAAAGTGCTGGGCGCTCTGCGTGCCTGAAGACGCCCAACGTAGAGGTAACGCGACCGACCCGGCGCTGCTGACGTAGGAAGATGCAACAAGGCGGCCCGCCGGGGCGGGTCGCCGTTGACCGAAGAGTTAGGCCACATGGAACCCAACGAGCACACAACCGCCAATGACTTGCCTAGAGTGCGCGGCACAGGGATGAGCCTGGATGAAGCCCGCCGCGCCTTTGAGTTGTACGGGGCCGCGCTGGCGAAGCTGGAGCCCATCAACATGCGCGAAGCAGCCAAGGTGCGCATGCGCATGCACGCTGAGGTGCTGGGCTGGGGCCGATTCCTGAGCCTCCAGTACTGGCGCTGGTGGTGGCGCGCGTATGTGGCCTAACGATAGTTTGAGCCGCCAAGGAGGCGCAGATGAAGCATGAAGACGCACAGGTGCCGCCCGCCGACGCGGGTCGGCTCGAAACGCCAGTTCGGCCTCAACACACCGAGTGGGAGGAGATTCGGATGGCGCTGCGACAAGAGTACGGGCACCCCTACAGCTACCGCGGCCAGCCCCTGGTCGACTTCTCTCGGCACGTCTACGTCGGCCGGGCTTGCGCCCTGCTGCTGATGGCAGAGAAGCAGGAGCGCGCGTTGCGTGAGGCGATTGCCACGCTTGAGCGCGACGGCGACGAGTGGGGTGTGTGTGACCGCCTGCGCGCCGCCTTGAGGCCTAACTTGATTTCGTCAGCACAATATGGCCTCGGTTGAGCGCAATGGCGCCGCTCTGCGGAGGGCCGAGCTTGCGCAGATTCACATCGCGGCGAAACAGCTCGGCATTGATCGCGACACGTATGAGGCGATGCTGCATGCCGTCGCGCGGGTCCGCTCAGCCGGCGACCTCGACTGGGGCGGACGCAAGCGCGTGCTTGAGCACCTGCGCCATCTCGGCTGGACACCAGGCGTTAACAAGACCTCGCCCCGGATCCGCAAGCTGCTCGCGCTCTGGGGCGAGCTGCACCAGCTCGGCGCGGTCGCGGACCGTTCAGCGCGGTCGCTCAACGTCTTCTGCAAGCGCCAGACCGGCGTCGATCGCATCGAGTGGCTCGACCGTAGGCCAGCAGAGTTGGAGACCCTGACCGAGTCGCTCAAAAGCTGGATCGCGCGCGTCACGCGTGGAGCTGACGCACGTGGGTAATCGAGTGACAGTGACCATCGTCGACGACATGGCAGCCGCGGTCGAGGCGACGCTTGTGTCGGCCGCGTCGATGCAGTCAGACCGCGCACGACAGGTGGCGCGTGCGTGCGTTTTGTCGATCTGCGACCGGATCGGAGGCGCCCAGGAATACATTCCGCGCTTCCCGGTGATCGACGGCGAGCGTGTCGTCGCATACCCCGATGCACTACACCGCCAGCCAGACTGGCGTACCGCTCAGACCGTTCGGATCATCGCCACCCTGCGATCACAGGGCTACACCGTTGGCCAGATTGTGCGTACCACCGGTCTGTCTCGGCGTCAGGTATGCAAACATCTGGCTCGCATCGGCCGAGTCGGCGTGCCGCCAGTCCAGGTTGATCTCCCGTTCTAGGCTTTTCACCTGCGGCAAGGCCGTTGATTTTCGTTTGCGTTTTTGTCGGTTTGGTTTCACTTCTTCCCGGCAATTACGACGTCTTCCCGCGTCAAATACGACATTTCCCCTCAGCTCGCGGCCTTGCTGCCAGCGCCGGCACGGGTGGCAGCCGCCGGCGCGCTCGGCGCCGAAGCGGC